ATATAGATTTCTTCTCCGCAGTATCGACAGGGACCCGTGCCGTGTCCTGAACGTCATCAGCCCGGACAACGATAGATCCCGTAGCAATTTTAGGGATCTTGACCGCTGAATCAATCGGTTCAACCCCTTGCTTATTTCCTGACCTTATAAAATCATCTAATCGTATTGTGGCCATTATTCTTGTATCTCTATTTGTGGCATACCATCTTTATCGAAACCTTTAATCTCATAAGCCATAGCATTGACTGGGAGTTTATCACCAACAGTCAAATACATAGGAAACCCCATAGTTTTAAGTGTTGCGCGAGCTTTTGCATTCTTGACAATGTTATCGTGCGTCTCATCGCTCATATCTGCTAACCCAGATAAGTCCCCACCAAGTTGATCATTAATACCATCCATATAAAAATCAAGAACGTCTACAGCATGCTCCCGACCTAATTCTCTATTTGAGTTTTTAAGTAAGTCTCTAAGGTGCTGTCGAACTTTCTTAGTCTCAGATAGTGGGCTCTTCGCCCCCACGCCAAGGACACCTTCTTTATTTGGAGCGTTAAAACCATCACTACCCCCTTCTCGCATACCTTGAGTGATGTCATTCTGAATAGCTGTCTTAGCAAAAGTCATCCATTTATCATAAGTAGTTGCGGATAGTTTTCCCTCGTAAAACTTCTCTGTAGCCTTCCGCTGAAAATCTAGTGTCTTTTCAAGAGTGCCATTTAAAGAATTTTGTCCTTCTTCATAGTCAATTAAAAACTGATAGTCGGATAAGAGTTCTGCTTTAGTTTCGATGTCATCGGAAGCAGTAATAGCAATACGATCTAACTTTACGTCTCGTAATCTCTCAAGAAGATTTTGCTGTTTCTCTAATGATCCTTTCCTCTCTTTAGTTAGCCCCGGCTGTATCAAGGCAAAAGATGACGCGCTTATCCGCTCCTCTAACCCGACAATATCTATATCGTTACTTAATACATCTTTTGAGGTCTCAAATAGGTCAACTGCCGCAGTAGCTGCTTGCATAAAATTAGACCTCTTAATTTCCCCCGCTTGGGCCTGATCAACTTTCTTAATCAATTCAGCCTTAACCTCTGAAGTAATAAAAGGATCAAAGTCTCCTCGAAGTAAATGTTGAGCGGCCTCGAAACTTTCTTCCCGCGACATCTTGCCACTAATAAAACCACGAGTAATTGATTCCATACCACTATCTAAAACTTGTTGTCCCGCTTTAAGGCTCCCAAAGGCTTGACTTAACTTATTACCATTTTCCTCTTCAGCCTGAAATTGATCAATTTTTTTAAGATACTCTTCATATGATGGTGTTTGTGATACGGTAGCTGCATCTGAAGATATACGATCAGTATAGTTTTTTTGTGAAATTAGTTGACTCTGTTCGATCTTCCAAGCAACGTCTCGTATATCTTCTTGCAGGTTAACGTTGTCAATGTCAAAAGCAAACTCTTGTTGAAGTCCTTGACCGGACATCCCATCAACAAATTTGTTTTTTAATTCACCACGAAATTCTTTTAGCTGTTGTTGAGCCATTTCTGGGTTCTCCATATTATCCTTTTTAATCTGGTTAGCCCCAACTAAATAATCTGTAGTATACGCACCCATAGCTCGCGCACGAGTAGAGTCGTCAACTAATTTTTTTGATTTAGCCTCCATAGTAGCAACGCCACTAAAAAAAGTGTCAGCTAAATTCTTTACCGCACCAGCAATAACCGCCCCACTATTGTCCTCGCTTGGTATTCCTGTACGTGCAGACATTGCAGGTCCTCTAAAATGTATTGGTATCTCTGTCATTAAAAAATCTCCACTTCTAGCTCTCTATTTGTGTGCTCTTTATTTGTATGCTCTTATTAACATTATTGGCTATTGTTGATCCGGCACCAATGACCCCACCGATCATGGCAGCTCTCCCAGATTTCTTTTTAATTTTTGCTTCTCTATCTAATAGTCCGGCCCTTGCAGCCCCAGCTCTTTTAACTGAAGCAATCTCTGTATTAAATTGGTTAAACGAATCCTCTAGTACAATTAAAGGCGTTCCAGCGAGCCCAACCCCGTTTGCCAAAAAAGCAACCTTTTGTCTAGCGATAAATTTATTTCTCTCTTCTGATCTACGCTCAACTTCTGCACCCGTCTCTTCTCGCTCAATCCGAGCCTGTTCCTGCAGCAGTGAAGCGCTATCATCGGCTGCATTCTTTTGAGACACCCCACTATATATTTGAGACCCAACAGACAGTGCTGCTGTAGCAGAAGCAACTATCGCAATTACAGCTAAACTCATACAGTCCCCCCATTAATGGCTAGCATAGAATATGTCCGCCCAAATCTATCATAACGTTTAAGAGACCTCTCTTTTGTAAAACCGAAAAAGTGTGAAAATCTTAAAAAAGTCTCTTCCTCTAAACAAGTCATCTGAACCCGATTAAATATTTTTGTAAGCGCAATTAAATCTTTTTTTATCAATGCACATATAGTTTTCTTTTTCTCTTCCCAACCTTTTGATGACATAAAGAATACCTCAACGACACCATAACGTATTTCAACCATACCAAAAATAGCATAAAGTTCATCACCAAACCATACTGAGCGTGATACCCCTTCCTTCTCCAAAAACAATAGCGCATTAGGAATATCTTCGGGAACCAACCAAACCTCTAACCCTTCTTTTTGGTCAATTCTATAATAGTCTTTAGCTTTAAAATTTTCTAATCTCATCGCTCTCCTGCGTCTAACGTTAAGTTGGCCCCGTTAAGGGAGACAGGATATGGCTGCTGTTGCAATATAATTATCTCTTTACTATCTTTCCACGTATCCTCATAGAAGTTAGCCTCGACCCCTGTTAAGGGTAGTGGCGGTCTATCAGTAGCCTGTCCTGATTGAGAAGACGTTATCTGTTTTAACTCGTATAAATTAGTACCAAATTCTGCACCAATGCTGTGCGCAAATATTAAATCTACGTCAGAAACATTTCTCTGATCGGTTAAAATGTTCTCTCCTTGACTCCCTAAAACTAAATCTAAAGATATGAACACCCCAATGTACTTGTACCCTATATGAGTAACACCAGATTGTCGAGTTAGTGTTAGTGTCCCGTTGGTTACGTCAGCATCTGGATGTGTCCTACCATCCGTAACAACTTGTACCGTCTCACCTTCTAAATGGTGGAGCCCTGTTACAGTGTCTGTCGTTAACCACCAATCCCCAGCGGCTATCGCATCGGCATTATCAAAATCACTTTGGATCGTACACACAACCGTCGTATCATTAGTAAAAGCAGTTATTATAGCAGCCCCACCTCCGACTCGGTCTTGGTACTTCTTATATATTTTTTTGCCAACGTCTCCGGCGGCGAATATAGGACCTGAAGCTACAAAATTAATTCCCGTTCCTGTTACTGCTGCAGGAGTGCATGTAGGGTCTCCTGAAAGGGTAGAAGTATCCAGAGTTAAAAAACTATCAAGGTATGTTAAATCTTTTTGTACCTCAAAGACTTCATTCTCGTATGCCGCAGTATCTGCATCCTCATTATCTTCCCCAGTAAAATAGTCTGATCTATTAAACCCCTCAAACGGTTCTGTAAAATATTCATTATACCTAACTGTAGTACCATTGATCGTCCTTTCGACAGATATCCACAGCCTGTCATACCCTTCATCTAGTGGCTCAACTGCAACACTTAAAACTTTTACATCAGTACCCCCCATTATATGCCTGTGCCAACCAGAAACATCTTCTTTCGTCTTAAGAGTGATACCAACAAGAATCCCGTCATTCTGAACTATCCAAAGTATGTCAGATCGCCCTCGTTGAAAAGCAATCTGCTTGATGCCGGATTTCGTAAGATGTGAAGCTACAAATGATTGGTCTGTTGATTTCTTAGAGTCTGCTAATATTTCATACTCAAGACGCCTTAAAACACGACTTCCTTTTTGCATATAAAACATTGTCTCACCATTGGCTGCGGGCATTATGCTTTGGACGCCATACGGGTCTAAGGGTCGAACAACTTTATTAGTTGGGGTGATGGCGACGTTAAGACTTCCGCTAGAAAGACTTTTAATACCTCCGGTAGTCCCTAACGCAATAAAATCACGATCCCCCGCGATCCAGTTAATATAAGCTATATCTCCCTGTGTAGACCCTATAGGGAAAATAACTGCGTGGTCCGCATCTGACCCTGTAGTATAATCATCAAATCGAGACGCCCCCTCTGTAGTCGGAGATCTACCAAGCCATACGGTATCTGGGTTAGTATCTGTACTTGCAAACACACTTCTCCCCTCATAAAAAGTAACTGTCCCTGGATAGTTAGTTGCAGAACCAAAAGGGTCTGCCGTTCGTACATAAGTCCCAAAGGTCCATGATACCGAGCTTACACGAGTAAATTTCTGTGGAGGGTGTGACCGATGAGCAAAATACATATCATTGCCTTGTTGGTCAAATTGAAATTCAAAAAGCTGCGCTGTTGTATATGGAGTCGTTAACTCTAAAACTTCCGTCGCTATTCCATCAGAGGTGTACGCTGTAAATCCCGTACCATCAACATCATTACCGTACAGATCAGTTAACTCAAATGTATTAGCAGCTTGGCTTGCTACACGAAAAAAACGACCGTTTAACTCAGTCATGCCAACCACCTCGGAAATATATACCTCATCCCCATTAGCATACCCATGCCCATTTGATGTAATAACTACTGGGTCCGCTTGAGTTGCACCGGTAATAGTTTTGTCCGTAGAGTCAACAAGAGTAAGCGATGTATCTTCATAGATACGAACTTTTAGATTAGTAAATTCTAGGATATAGACTTGCTCGTCATTATACCGAAAACGTTCAAGTCGGCAAGTATTGTTGGATGCCGTAGCGTGAGCAAATTTCGAGCCTCCCCGGTATACCATTGGTCCTTGTTGGCGTGCAATAAAATTCTGCATTCGTTTTCCTGAACTAAAATAAAGTTCAGAATCTACGCGACCGTAAAGATCCGTTGAGACTTCCCCACCTGAAAATTTTGTTAAGAGTTGTTTTACCATAATTAATTAGGCTCAAAATCAAATGTGTAGGATCCCGCCACGTGTTGTAATGTTGCCGGAGAAAGTCCTACGTTAACAATTCGACTACTATCGTATTTCGTCGGCGGTCTTTCTTGCCCGTTAAAGGCAAGAGCCTCTTTTTCAGCTGATACGATATAGGCTTTAATCTGATCTATTACAGAAGGTTTAGCCGTTATTTTATATGAAACGGTAAGCGCTAACCTACCTGCCAATAACATGGTGAAAAGCGGTGGAAAATTTGTAACATCCTCATTACTATATTGAAACCATATATCCAACGTCGAAGCAGCCCCATTATTTAACAAAATCTTTCGAGACTCTATACGATAATCTCTTCTAGTAAGAGGTTTTCGAGATGACCCAAACGCAATTAATTTAAGATAGTCATTAGGGAAAGTGTAATAGTCTGTATAGACTGAAATACTAGGTGTACCACCGCGAGAAATGGCTTCTGATTTAGTGGCGAAGTTCCAATTCCGAGATTGTATTAATCCCGTACGAGATATATCATACCACCTAGCGCATAGACTTTCGACATCTGTTGTAGGATCGTCGATGTCGGCTATTGGTTTTTCTTTTAGGAGGTCTAACGCTAAGTTACAGATACCGACTTTACTCGTTGGAAGTGCCATACATCCCTCCTGTATTGAAATAAAAAAGCGTACGTAAGAGATTACTTCACGTACGCTTTTAATCTTTTAAATTTTACTTCTTTTTAACCACGACCCGCTGTCCTTAAAACAACAGTAATCGTTCCGGCTGCGGTAACTTCAGAGTTGAATGTCAAGGCAAACCAATAAGAATCATTAGGTAATGCTCCAACAACATCTCCGGTATCCACATCATTCGCAATTTCAAAGAAAGATAAAACGCCTCTTTCCTCGACGCCTAAAGCAGCTAAGGCATCGGACTTTGCAGAATACGCAACTCCCGCATTGATATCCAACCCGTCCAAAAACGCATCAGCATCAACAACATCTCCATTTTCACGATAAAGACCAACGTCAAGGTCGGTCAAACCAGCAATCGCGTCATTGATGATGTAACACTCTACAGGAATTTCATGCGCTCCAACTTTAAATAGCGCTTTAACATCACCTGCCTCATCAGCGGCTTCAGTCTCAAAGGTGATAACTCGAACAACCTCTTTCACTCCACTCGACTTAATCGCATCTGTTGCGTTTCCCGCAGCTACATTAGTGTCAACTTTGTCAAAACTCATAAGGGTCCTCCATTATTTTATACTTAAATTAGTCGGTTGTAGTTACTCTCTGAACAAGAACACCCTCGGTACGAACTGCGCCCAAGGTCCAGTTCACCTGAACTTGCTTAGTCTGAACTAAGTCCGTTCTCTCTTGCACCTTGATTTCGAACTGCTTTGGCATAGCATAGCAGAGTCCACGAGAACTCAAAGCCAAACAAGAACGAACACCTGAGGTAACATCAAGAATAGGATTAGTCGCATTTGCCGCGAACTTAATGATTCGCATACCTACAACATCGACTAAACTTCCTTTTTCGACAGCAAATTGACGAGTGAAATCTCCACTCGTTAATTCAGTCTCCTGCATTAACGCTGTATTCTCATCACCAGAAATACAGAAAATAAAATCTTCAAGCATATCGTTCCCAACATCCTCGTCGATAAAATTCTGTGTAACGGTCAAAAGATCTGCATAGACAATGCCCCCTGTCGCTGTTACTGTAGAACCACCATCAGCGGCAAACGTTACTGTAGTATCAAAATCTTCCCCAGTTAAAACATCAGCAAGCGCAGCTTCAACACCAATGCGATCATGTACGCGGGCCATGGACATTGCACATGCTTTTTGGTATTCGCGTTCCTGATTCAAAAGAACTTTAGATACATCATCCTCATCTATAGGGATGGTAAGCGAGAAACGTCGCCTTCCGATCTTACGTCGAGTAATCTTCAGATCGCTAAACGTTACTGCATTAAAACGTCCGTTAAGTTCCTGTGCTTCAATAGAACCTACACCGTCATAGGCATAAGCCTTTCCCCGCATTTGCTTAACAGGAAAGATCCCGGCAAAACGAGCTTTCATTTGCTGCGCTTCAACATGGACTTCATCTGAAAACTGGATAATCTGTGCTGTTTCAATTTGAGCTGACATATTAAACTCCCATTAGTATTAAAAAAGGTTTATCATAAACTTTCTCTCAATACGCTCCCCTTTTCCGGACGTGTCGCCATGGGTAGGCTTTACCAATGGACGTGTTTAACGCTCCCCACTAATTCTATTATAATCACATAACTAATTTTCTGTCAACTCTTTTTTATCTTTTTGTTGTGGCCTCCGCTTTTTGTATTGCCCCAATCTGTCCGTAGAGGGATTTATATTTCTCAACAGCCGAATCATGTCCCGGATTACGGAAATCACGATACTCCTTAGATTGATAAATAGTCATAGCTTCTGCTCGAAGAGCCTTTGTATCCCCTACCGCCCCCGGACTTCCAGGACCTATTTTGTCCTCAGATATGTACTTCTTATGCACAGACTGAAGAGTTGTAGTTAACAATAACAGGGCATCATTAGACAAATTATTCAAAAGAGGTTTCATATCTTCTGGAATATTATCTCTCATAAGATTTTTAGATTGAGTAAGCGCCGCCTCGCGTCCGTCCTTCCCAAAAGTATCTGTAATCTTTTGGTCAAAATTCTCATCATCTGCTACAATTTTAGCTTCTGCGGTCTCCAAAAGTTTATCGTACCCCACGGTCAACTTGTCGGCTTGATGCTGACTGATTCCAGCTTCGTGAAAAACTGATCTCATATTTGTTTGAAAATCTTCGGATGTCTTCTTAAAATTCTCATCTCCCGCATTTGCCTTAGCAAAATCAGTTTCAGGAAAGGTATATTCATCCATCCCCTTAGGACGCAAGGAGTTATAGAACGCATCCCTCTGCTCCTGTGAAGAATTTACATCCGGGGCTCCGACAGTCGGACGCTCGCCCAACTTTGTTTGAAGATTAACGAACTCATTCGTCATCTTCTCAAAAGTAATATCCTTGAAATACTCCTTGTCGCGGTGTTCCGGAGGAAGGGCTTCTGCCATATTGATATCAATAGGGACGTGTTTCTCCCCTATACTACCATACTGCATGTCAATTTTCACTCCTACACTCTCATCCCCACTTTCTCCACCTTCACCACCCCCACCTTCTCCGCCTTCAGGCGAACGGCAAATGCGTATCAAACCCTTATTGTCTCTTAAAAACCATAACCATTTTCTCATTATCTTCTCCTGTTTTGTTTTAATTTTCTATTTTTCTTCTGATTGCATGCGGAATATAACGTCTAAGGTCTAAATATATCCTCCGGTTAGCTTCGTTAAATAATGTCCCATATACCATAATCTCATGCGTATTTGGATCCCCTACGATTGAACTTGTATGGAAATGACACTGCCTCATAAGATACTGAAATAGCTCTTGACCCTCTGCCGTTTGAGCTACCTCAGTAATTGCTTTTTGAATCTTGTTTGGTATTTCGTGTTTATCCCTTTGGTCTACCACTTATAGCTCCTTGTCTCATACTCTGCGCTTGGGCACCCTTCATAGCAACATCTGCCCCTATTTGTGCTAACTCAACTTGCTGTTGCATCTTAGCACTCTCAGCCCGCGCTTTACGTATATCTTCTTTTATTTTTTTAGAAACCAATATTCGGTCTGTTCCGCTGGTCAATTCTGTAATCTGCCTCACAATATCATCGACATCTAAATTATCACCTGCCTCAGATAGCCCTCCTGCCATCATCCCTAGTGTGATGTCGAGAGTTTGTGTGAGCCCTTGGAGTTCTTCGATCCGCATAATGCGATTCGCTGGGGAAACATATTTTATATCATATACCTTTTGACCTTTGTTCATTGCTTTCACTATGTCTTCCGGTATGTAAAGAGGAACCAACCCTGCTTCAATCAGCTCTTGTTCTTTATCAGAACCTTTTACCACCCCTAATAATCCCGTCTCAAGAAGGATATTAAAGGAAGAGTTGATTACTGGACTAAATAATTCTGTCTCTTGTCGCTTGAACGTACCGCTTAACCCCTCACCCCTAAACCGATCACGAATTTGAGCCTCACCCAACGTCATACGGGTTTGGTTATTCAGGTCCATTAGTCGGTCAATGAAAAAGGCTTTTGACACATCGACTGTTAATTGCTCTATCAGATTAGCAATAGGTCCCATATCTCCAACGGTAAATAGCGCGCCAACAGGAGATTTTTCATTCTGACTGGTCGTGTTAAATACACTTAACCCTCCGGCTGAAGAATCCACTACCCCGCCACCTATTGCCCCGTTGTCGAGTAAATATAGAGGAGGGTCGAGTTGTTTCTCCCCTGCACGCATAACGAGCTCCCACGCGAGGTTGAGACGCAATATGGCTGACATCGCAAACATAGCTGGTGATCTTCCATATATCTCACCTAACGCTTTTGAGAACCTCGCAACAGCAATAGGCATTTGATTGAAGCCACTCTCACGTAAGATTTTATTTGTGTCCCACTCAATATGAATGGAGGATATAGGCATGCTCTTATTACCAAAACCGAAACGGTTATCCCTTCTCGGTTCAATTAGTTGAAGAACGCGGACCTTCTCATAGAACTGCCCTTTCGTCCACATGTCTCTAACTTTTTTACTCACGTTGTCGACGCCGTACTCTTTAACTGCTTGATCAACGTTATACTGAATATCAATAAAGACAGTATCGATCAACCCATCTTTATTTTCCTCAACGACCATATTCTTAACATTGATAGCGCGGTACCGTAGCGGCGCAAAAAGGTCTCCTGTCGCTTCAGTGAAAATACCACTGATACCAAAAGCCCCTTGATCTAACATATACTCACTAAGAGCCACAGACAATCCAGCTTCCGGAAGATCCATATTATCCGCAAGGATTGTAGACACCTCTTCGTAATACTTTTTCACTGGCGTAGAATCTGGAATGTTACGTGGTCTTTGAATCCTGAATGATCGCCCACCATTGGGCCAGAGATTACCAAGAATAGCGGAAGCCATTGTTCGGTTTGCTTCTGGGGCCGCAGAAGAAAAAAGCTGCTCTGTTAAAAACTCACCCGGCATTGATGTGGAAAGAAAGTTCTGCTTTCGGGTCATTACATATTCCCCCGTAAGCTGATACATTGTTAGCCAATTCTGTTTCCGTTTAATCCCTTCATCATACCGGCCTTTTACTATCGATACTTTACTTTTATATGTCATATATTCCCTTTCATTTATAGAGCTAATAAAAAGGGTTTAGCTACATTAGGGTTTGACCCGAATCCTTGTGCCTGTCGTACCTTTAACAAAGCACCGGCTTTCTTTGTCTTCGCAGTCCCCTCGGCTTGCTGCTCTGCGGCTATCCGTGCTTCAGCCTGCTGTACTGTTTCTGCTGATGCTGCTGCTGCCGCTGCTGCATCGGCTCTAGCTTTATTATCCTCATTAGCTTTTACTAATACTCTCTCCTTTTTTTGTTTTGAGAAAAAACTTGTTGACATACTATACCCCCTAAATTAAAAAATTAATAACGGACATTTACGCTAGTAGACCCCATTGATTTCTGGGTTCCATTCACGCGCCTAATTGTCGTCAGCTCGCTTTTTCTTTTCGTATCAGTTTGACTTGTTCTGCGAATTTTCGACCCCCGGAGTCTTGCTGAGACAGGATAAGCAAAAGTCATTATCGTCGCATCAAAGATGTCCGGAGATACTCCATATAATTGTTTTATTTTCTGTTTCGATGCTAAATACATTTTCTTAGTCGGACTCTCTAAGTACATAGGAGTTATAAGAAGATCGGAAAAGAAGTCATCCTCGTCGGGAATATCACAAGGCCCATCTTCCAACCAATCTCTTAGCGAAAAAGCCATCTCCACCCGCTTGTTCAGGAAGCGATCTTTCTGGAAAGCCCCCTTAGAAAAGTAAACCCCTTGTACTATATCTTTATACCCCGAAGCACGAAGAAAGTCAATGACTCCATAGCCTTGTCCAAAATCAATGAAACACTTATCAACGCCCTCTCTTTGAATAATCCGTTCAGTCTCGTGGGAGATTGGGATTGTTGGGTCTTCTGGAATATCTTTCCCATCAATCGCTTTGTACCATAATATTTTTCGACCCTGCCTCAAAACCCAAACTAAGCGATCATTCGTACGCGCACAATCAAGCCCAAGAATCTTTGGCTGATTGATATTAGTTAGCTGTGTCTTGCGAGCTTCCATAAGAATTTTAGCCGATAGAAACGCATCCCCGGAAATGATAAAGGCTTCCATTGCATTCATCGGGTATTCTTGTTTAAACTTCCACTCGTCGCCAAAGTCAACAATTTTATTACGTCGCCAGTTTACCTGCTCCAAATCTAAATCATATATCTTAGCTAATTCTTTTTCTTCTTCTGTTATGATAAATTCTTCTGGTGTCGTGGTACGGTATTCGTCTTGCCAAAACCATGGTGTGAATATCAAAATGAACTCACCATGACCTTTTATAGCGTCAATCGCTTTTCGATAGAACATATTGTTCATGCCATTAGCTGTGCTCTCGTGGATGATCTCTGTGTCGTCTGCATCAGACACCGCTTGGAACAATCCTGTTTCGAGATCGTCTGTCTTTCCGTACCAAGCAGCCTCAGAACAATGGAGCTGTTTAATAGTCAGCCCCCGACCTAAGTCCTCGTTACCTGCCGTCCCGACGGTGTACTCAGATTCCAGATCAGAAAACTTAATTTGATTCTTATTGGCTGTGTCTACTTCAGGCGCAATGACTTCCGGCATATACTTAAGGAACCGTTTGACCATATCAAAAAGTGGTCCGGTAGTCTTGGCTTGATGAGATAAAATAAATGTTCCCGTACCCGGGACAAAAATAGTTTTGTGGAAAAATCTTGCAGAAGTATAGGTTGACGCACCTTGTTGCCTACCCTTTAATATTAACGCCCGAACCTTGCCAGTACGTCTTTTCTGCTCCTCAATCTTTTCATGGATATACCATTGAGCTTTGTTAAATACGAAAGGCTCAATCTTCCCTGCCTTGCTTCTGTCCTTCCCTTTGTATTTAATCTTAAGGCATAGCTCTGCAAAATAGGGGAGATTAGATCGTATCTCCTTTATCTTCCGTGCCCGCTGTTGATCTACATTACTCATATGTCGTCCGCCTCATTAATGACTGTGACATCAACAGTCTCAACTTCAGCTCTTGGCCTTGGGGCATCAATCCCATCCAAGAAATCCTCGATGCTGCCTTTTACTGTTAAGGATTTAATATTCTGTACAGGCTTCCCTAGTGCCCTGTCCAGAACTTCTTTACGCGCCTCTTTATCACCCAAAGACGCCTGATCAATCAGACCAATGATAATGGCCTCACCCTTACTCAGTCCTACATATTGAGGGTCTCTACCATCATAAGGTAGATTCATCGCCTCCATTAGTAGGTCCTTCAGTCGGGTGTCCATAGGCGCGTCAATTATAGGCTTCCCTATAATGACAGGCTTCCCCTTAATCCACTTTAGCTTAGTGGCATAGTTCTCGATGATAGGAGCTAACTCATACATCCAGCGCCTCATCCTCCGAAGTATCACCATGCTCGCCAGTCTTAATCATATCCTTACGCAAACCCTTAACCCTGTCCGTAGCTTGTTGCTCAATCTTCTCAGGTGTGATATTTTTCTTGATTGCTTTAGTCTTATCTGGCACGGTGTTAGCCATAGAAACATTAGCCGGAGTTTCAGGTCGGTCATGCAATCCTGGATTAAGGTCCTCAATCTGAAGATCCATTTCCAGATCAGACTTCCGTAACGCGAGCTTTTTCAAATATGTATCCGGGTCGGTCTTCGCTTCAGTAACAGCGACGCGGAGTTTAAACAAACTAGGGTACAGGCGAGAATCCACAGGAAGCGCATGCTCCCCAATATAGTCAACCAGAGCTTGCCGGCTCATGTACTGAATCTCAATTTTGTTCATATGCAGCTTAGACTTCTCGTCAAGAGGTGTGATCTCAGTAATGTGGTACGTACGATAGGACACATAATCTGAATGAATATTTTTCAACACTGGTGTCAACAATTTGTTCTTTACTGTATTTAATGCGCATGTCAGCGTCGGAATGTTTGCTTCAAAATCATAAGACTTTACAACCTTCTTTCCCGCGTCATGTTTTGATCGGGCGTAATACTCTCCAACTACTCTAACTTTGAATCCTCTTTTTGGTGCAGCGTTCGTTCCCATAATACTATTCCTTTCGTTTTTATTATGACAAAATTAACATGGTGTTAGGTTAGTATATTTTTTTATTTTTGTCAAGTTATTTTTATTACCTTGGGATATGTGAGCTTAAGCCTTGTGTAGGATAGTTGTGGTAGTTGTGGTGGTTGTGTAAGATTGGATACCTGTGGTAGTTGTGTAGGATTGGATACCTGTGGTAGTTGTGTAGGATTGGGACGAGCGTAAGCGTGGGGTACTATAATATTTAATATAAACAACCATGGGGGTTAACGGTCGCCCGTACCCTCCGCAAACAGGGGGGTGGGGGTGATATAATGGTCTATACCTATGCAGCCCGGTGACGGGACCGCATAACAATACGATGGCCTGGGTGACCGGGCTGCATAACAATACGATGGCCCGGGTGACCGGACCGCATAACAATACGATGGCCTGGGTGACCGGACGGCATAACATCGCGAGGACCGGACGGCATAACAATACGATGGCGGTGTAACATAACATCGCAGGTGTGACAACATGTGCCAAAAGCAACGGCGAAATTAGGAATCACTTACGTCAAATATGCTTCTACCCCCCCCCCAAAAAAGTGCAAACTTCCACAACTACACGGCCCCACACCCCACACCCTATACTATACAATAAAATATAAAAGTTGAGGATTATAAGGGGTATGTAGAAGCATATCCGCCTTAACATGTTGCTACTGGAGGGCTTGCGCCTACTACTACAAACAGCTACGCGTTACTACAAAACGATCAACCTGAGCACTAAAAACCAACAAAAACACAACGTCAAAAATATCTCGTGCTTAGGTTGAGCGTTTTGTAGCAACGTGTATCATAATGTATAGATGACGTAAGTGTATTTTATGACGTCAATATCATATCAAGCCTTTAAAATAAAACACTTGACAAAAGTATAATGTATAGTATACTCATAGTATAGTCACGCGGGACAACGAGCGTAAAAAGTGTCTCGACGATAAACAACCAAAAACAAGGAGCGTATAAGATGAAGACAATTAAATTCTATATTCCAGGTGGCAAATATTTAGGATGGAAAAAATTAAAATCCTTTAGCGAAAATTGGTTGGTTAGTGCTCTTGACGGGAATTTAAAATCGATTTTAACGGATATAAAAAATAAATAACAAGGAGGGTATAGGATGAAATTAGTTAAACAAATAACAGTTAGAAAAAATGATCAGGTGAAGCAATGCCGCTATGATAGCCGAAATAATATACTATATATGCAAAACCGGCGCCGTGATATAGTTATGACACACGATGAATTTTTAAAGCGGTTAACTAACACGATTGATCATGCAAAAAAAGAGAATTGGACGGTTGAAGTAAGGGACGTTTTGGAGGCCTTAAAATGGGGTGTTAAATAATAACCAAAAACATGGAGGGCATAAAATGGGAGATACAATTAAAAAAATAATAATGTTAAGCGCGGTTGTGGCAGTATTAATATTATTCGGAGACGCTTGCCTGGTGCATGTTGTTGGTGAGATAGTTTCAGATAAAATCAAAATGGAGGAGGGCTATCGATCAGATGTATATTTGTGCACTAGGGGCATTGAAACCATCGGCTACGGTTTCACGGGCATGGGCCTGGACCACATAACCAGGGAGGAGGCAGATATCGAGCTGGAGAGGCGTATATTAATCGCGAAAGCGGATTGTGTGTCCTATATAGGGAAATCGACGTTTGAGGCACTGTCAGGCGCTCAACAACTATGCCTGATAGACATGGCATACAATTTAGGATTCAATAGACTAAATAAATTCATCGGATTAAAACAGGCAATAATTAGAGAAGACTGGAGGTCCGCAGCCGTTGAATTATTAGATAGTAAATATGCCATACAAGTGCCGAACAGAGCTAAACGTAATGTAAAACTAATAACATCACTATAAAAAAGGGGTAAAAAAATGAGATTAATAACAACACATACAGAGGCATTTAAATTTGCAGAATTAGACAATAATATAAAAGATAAAATAATTGCAGACTGGTATGATCGAGAGGATTATCCATTTTTAGAGGATGATATAAAGGAGGAATTATATCAAATTTCAGAGTTTTGGAGCGAAACAGAACTACAATATTCGTTAAGGTATTGTCAGGGTGATGGATTAAGTTTTACAGGGGAATTTGAGCTTGATAAATGGTTAGAAAAAAACTATCCAAATATGAAAATAAGCGTCTTCGATACCGTATGCAATACTATCGGCAGGGTGTATTCAAAAGCCAACGATGGGCATTATTGTTATTCGTCTAGATCAGATATATGCACCCAAACAGAAGATAATTTGTTTTACTATAATCGTGAATATAAAAGAATAAACCAATTAATTGAGGAGATAGAAAATAAAATAATTGACGAATATATCGAACTATGTAACAAATTAAAAAAATACGGCTATTCGGTTATTGAATATCGTATGAGTTATGCAGAGTTCGAGGAATTTGCAGAGTCAAACGAGTATGAATACCGGGCAGATGGGGAGCAAAACTAACAACAACACTATAAAAAAGGGGTAAAAATCATGGAAAAGACAATAAAATACACGTTAACACATTATGGCGAGGAGATTGAGCAAGCGGATAGTTTAAACGGTGTATTTTTAAAGCTATATAGATATGAAGATAATTTGCATTATGCGTTAGCTAATGGAAGCTATAAGATATTTAAGCGGGGCGAGGAGATGCAGTCAAGCCACGAAACGTTAAACACTTTTATAAAAACACATGAAAAAAACTTGTATTTTGAATGTGTTTCAAAGATAAAAGATATTATAGAGGCCCTAGGCTGGCAAGTGATAGGTGAAGATAAAGAAAATATATTTATACATAACATATGGATAAACGTCCAAAGTCTACAGGGAAAAATTGCATTTAGAGCAAGTATTAACAATACGGGGAAAACTACATTCTCAGTATCTCCATATTTTGAGAGAGATAATCAAGGTAAATATATCACGCCATATGAGTATGACGAAAATCATTTATCAATCCATGTTTCAATTAAAAAGGATGTTGAAAAGGCTGTAAAAGATATTAAAAGGCGCTTTATTCCTTTATATATCGAGCTAATGAAAAAACAAACAAAATTGTTAGAAAAATCAAATAATTATTTTAACAAAACTTTAAAAAATAAAGAGATCTTAAAGGGAGGACCGCTAGCGGACCACGAAAAAAAAGGGGATAGTCTTTATTTAGCCAATAAGAATATATCAAGGGCTGACGTTTCAGGGGATAAGGTATGGATTGCGCTTTATAGTTTAACAGTCGAGCAAGCGCAAAAGGTTATAGAAGCATTATCTTAATAACATCACTATAAAAAAGGGGATGAAATGAGTTATACAAAAGGAATTTGGAAGATAGCTAATGGCGGTCCATTTAGAGGTTATGTAGAAATTTTTTCGGATAAAGGATTGGAACTAACAATAGCACAAGCCAAACATCCAAACGCCCAACTAATCGCAACAGCGCCCGAATTGTTGGAGGCTTTGCAAGAGTTAGTCAAGGCACATGATCAAGGAATGGGGAAATCTGCGCTTGATTTAATGGTTGAGTTGGCAAGAGATGCAATCAACAAAGCAACACTATAAAAGGAGGCTTAAATTATGGGTGAAAACAAAGCATACTGGTACGCCTGGCAGTTGTCACAGGGGCGGACGCTCACACGATTAGATATGGGCGACGACATAGGGCTGGTTAAAAAGCATTTGCGGGTGATTAAAAACGATTGCGCCGCGGTCCTTCGTCAAATGAGGGACGTTAAAGAGCTCCAAACAGATGCCGACAAAGTAAAACAAGGAGGGAGGTACTAAAACACTATGCCACAATTTAAAGTTTATGGGCATGGGCGGCTGCCCCGTAATATTGAAGCGCAAAGCCTTGACCATGCAAAGATAGTATGCGATCAAAACTATCCAGACTGGATGGATATATATACCATAGATCAATCCGTTGCTGAAAATGAAGCCGCGGAAATATAAAA